CTATCTTCGTATGATAAAGGCAAGAAGAGCTTTGAAGGCAGACGATATAAGAAAGACATTGATGCAGCTAAGCTTGCCATGGATACGCTTCTAGGCCCCTTAAGAAAACATAATAAGCACATGCAGAAAATGAAGCAGAAACAATACAAGCCTATAAAGGTGATGACACTCGGTAACCATGAGCATCGAATAGAGCGGGCCGTAGAATATCAAGCGGAGCTCGAAGGCGTTCTCGGATATCATGACCTCCCTTATGAAGATTGGGAAGTGCACGACTTTCTAAAGCCAGTTGTGATTGACGGTGTTATGTATGTCCACTATTTAGCTAACCCCATGAATGGGAAGCCATATGGTGGTACAGCATTGAATCAGCTGGCTAAAGTTCAGCATAGCTTTTGTGTCGGACATAAACAAACCTTAGACCACGCCACATACTTCACACCTTTAGGTAAACAAACTGTAGGCATTATAGCGGGAGCTTTCTATCAGCACGATGAAGAATATAAAGGCTATCAAGGTAATGCACATTGGAGGGGCGTTGTAGTTTTAAATGATGTTAGAGAAGGGAGCTTCTCTCCTATGTTCGTAGATATAGAATATTTAAGGAGACGTTATGGCACATTATGACAAACAAAGAGAAGAACAATTAGAACGAAACATTGTTTGGCCTAAGACAAATAAAGATTATATAGAAGAGCTTAAAAAAGAAATTAATGAATTGAAGAGGAGGGGAAATGAAAACATCAAACGAAGGTAAAGTTGAAATTATAGGTCATGAAGGTATATGTCTAAGTAAATACAAAGATTCAGTGGGAGTTTGGACAATAGCAGGAGGAGCTACGAAATCTGAGATTCCTGATATAGCTTCTTGGCCACTATCTAAAATATTAACAATGAAAGAAGCATTTGAACTATTTAGTAAAAGTATTATTAAATATGAGAATGCTGTTAATAAGTCACTCACACGTCCTATTCCACAATATCAATTTGACGCATTAGTTAGTTGGTGTTATAATGTAGGTGTCGGGTACACTCGCCAGGTATTCGATAAAAAGGGTAATATGTTACGAGACACTGCCACCGTTATCAAACTTATTAATAAGGGAGCTAGCGGTGCAGACTTGTATAGAGCGTTAATGATGTATAGAAAACCTGTAGAGATTATTGGACGACGCACCAAAGAGGCAAACCTCTTAGCATATGGTAGATATAGTAATAACGGAAAGGCATTGTTATTCCCTGTGTCAAGCAAAGGTTATCCTATATACGCCAAAGGCACAACAATTAATGTGTGGCAATATATTTCTCACACAGATACAGATGAACCCGTTGTTCCTGAAGTGACGAAGGAAGAAGAAAAAAACCCTTCTTTGTTACAAAGGACATTAGTATTGATCAACAAGTATTTGAATAAAGGACATGTATGAAAAAAATGTTATTTGCACTACTATTAATAATTTTCTGTGTGCCGTCAATTGCTAGTGTGTCTAAACATCAAGCACGTCAGATATTCGACGATTTAGTGAAGGCTAATGGAATAAGAGCTACATTAAGTTTTAATAATTCTTCTGATGTTAATGCATATGGAGGCAACCATCAAGTTGTATTACTCGAAGGTTTGTTGCAGATGGCAGATAGAGATGTTATTATAACTGTAATTGCACATGAACTTGGGCATGCTATAGGATATAGAAGTGAATTAAGGACAGATTTAGTTAGTGGTCGAATAGCCAATGCAGCTGGAATGAACGTTTGTCCAGGAGCGTATAAGTTTTTAGTTAACGGACCCGGAAGAAAAGGAGGAACTCTTCATCCTAAGGGAATAATTAGATATAACGCTATGTGTAAACAAAAAGGGCCTCCATAGAAGCCGTATACGAGGCGTTCGTCTAGTAGGTGACACCTAAATAAGAAAAGGCCCGTAAGGGCCTTCTTTGTTTGTTGTATTAGAAGCGAAGCATTATTTTCTCTCCAATCCGTCTGGCCAATCCAGACTTTTTATTTTTGAGGGAAGGTCCCTCAACACTTGCTTCCTATCTTCTATTTCTTTCATCCCATCTACATCTGATAAGTGTCTAAGCTGTTCCCCATCCAAATTCTCTAGGGCTGCATTCCTAGCGTGTCGTATGTGCTCCTTATGTATCACTAAAGCTTTAGATGAGTCAACCACTATATTGTTTCCACTAACTGTCCATGCGTCCCTGAACTCTCTGCTTTTGGGAAGCTTGTCTGCCTCCACTTCACAGTGCTCCTCATACATGTCTTCAACGTGCATTTCTTTAAACTTCCGTATAGCCTCTTTTTTGTCGGCTCCCTCTATTAAGGACATGACAGCTATAGAGCCGTCTTTAGCTTTTAATATAATCTTCATTATTATTGGTCTCCGAATGCCACAACTGACAAGTTAATATTATCAGTGTCCGCACCTGTTGATGATAGATATGTACGCACAACTAAACTGCCCGCTGCCTGTCCTGTCCTAACTGATGCAGTGTGTGCAGCGCCTGCAGCTGAAACAGCATTAGCAACTGCACAGTAGTTAGCAGTGGAGAAGTCTGTTTCAATTGTTACGGTGACAACACCTGCTGAAGTGTCGGTTATAGAGTTTACATTATAGCTTGCCACTAAATCAGGGGTGCCTCCTGAAACGGTTACATATGCCCACATCTTAGCGGCACTGGGATGAAACTGCTGCCTACCTGGTGACACTGCTGTCGACGTGGAAGTGGCTGTTTCCTGTTCTGATTGTGTGGCTGGTTGTACAAAGGTGAAGTCATTGTCGGGAAGCGTGTACGTTCTGTTACCAGATAGTGTTCCGGCAAACGTTGCTTTACCTCCACTGTAACTAAAAGCTAAATCGGCATCTGCCAATGTCACTGTTCGTTCTGCTGTTGCCGCTGTGGTGAATAGAATGTTGCCGACACCCGTTCTTTTGAATTTATATGCATTACCTAGAGCCGCACCTGCCACTCTATTTTGCACTAATAAATATGTGTCTTCAGAACCTGCCGTGACATCGTCTGCTATAAATGCAAGAACCCCGAAGTTACTAGGAGATTCATCAGCACTCTCACTATTGAACAATGTGCCTACACCAATTCCTGCTGCAGGAGATCCTGAGGTTGTGTGTTGAAAGGTTGCTACGTTTGTAGAAGAAGAGTTTGAAGCATTATCTGTTGCAAATGTAGTCGACTGGGCTGCAGCACTATTAATCACGCTCCACGACGTCCCATTGGAGATGAGGACGGCCACTTCATTTCGATTGCTAAAGGTTAAGGTTAAAGAGCCATCAATCGTCTCGGATGCATTAGCGTCTATAGTAACAGTGTTAACTCCAGAGTCAGTTTTTTTAACTGCTAACATAAATCCATCGCCAGCAGTCGTTGCAGCTAAAAGGGTGATTGTGACATTTCCAGCTGTCGCGTCAACCAGAATAACCTTATCTCTATCTGCTTCCACCACTGGGTAGTCACTTGTCTTTGTAAGTGTTGTCCATAGTTGCTCTAGAGACAATGCATTATCAATTGTCCAAACAGAGGACGAAGGAGGGTCTCCAGCTGCTGATGTAGCGAGCACAAATTTCATGCTCCTGTCTATATATACATCTTGATCTAAACGTCCGTCAGCATTAAGAGTTAGGGGATTCGAATTAGGTGTCCCCTTTCCTATGTCTGTAAATGTATTTGTTTTAGTTGTTGTACCTGCTGCATATTGGAACAACTTATATCCGGCCGCTATAGCAGAGCCATTGAACATCGTTGTGCCTTTATGGAAAAACCGAATGGCTTTGGCCATGTTATTGAACTCCTTCGTTAGGGACGTCTTTGTCGTCTTTGTGTTTTAACACTCCATCTCTCGACATGAAATATCCCGCTCTTGTTAAATGCTTCTCAATGTTCTTGTTTACTAAATCCATAGTGCTCTTGGGAAGGTTTTTTGTGGCTGCATATAATAACGTTTTTAATGGAGAATGGTTGGCCACAAATGAAGCTGCACCATATGCCACTAAAGGAAGGGCCAATCCTGCTGCTCCTGCTCCCACGGCTCCTGCACCTGCTCCTGCAGCTAAGGCACCTCCTGTCAACACTTGTCCCATCCTTCCTACATTAACACTGTCATTGACAGTTTTAATATATTTATTCAATCCCTGTAAAGACGTGTATGCGTCCTTGTTCATCACCTTGCTAGTTTGTGTGAAGTCACTAGTTTTAGTTAAGAAGGAGTCAAGGTTAATGTGTCCCGCTGTGTCTGAGCTTTCCAGTGCTTGCTGTAACTTAGTGGCTCCCACCATATCCCTTCCTTTTCCTGAAAGTATGTCTAAAGCTGCCTTCTTAGGAGGAATTACGCCACCCTCACTTATAAGAGCGTTGACCAACTTATGTGCAGACGCTTCATCATTAAGGGCCTTCTGTAACAGAGGGGCCTGTTTAAATAGTTCAAACTTGTTAGCGGAAAATGCCCTGGCTGCAGAAAAGTCCTTCATAGCTTCTGGAGATAAACTGCCTTGAATGTGATTAAGCAAGGAGTCTTTGATATTTGTTAGGTCGCCCGCGAGTTGATTGCCCACGCCACCTTCTAGACCCTTGGCACTGACAGCGGCGCCACTGACTAGTGTCTGAAGCTTCTTAACGTCTTCAACTTTCATTTCACCTTTTCTGATTCCATTGTTAAGATAGTTCACAACAGTTTCATACCCAGGGGTCTTATTAGTTTTTAACAACTCAATGGCATTTATAACATCATCTTTAACGCCTTGTATGTTTGATATAGGAGTTGTTTTAAATCCCATGTCCCACATTTTATCCTCTGCACGTCCCATCTTCTTCAATGTACTTTGCATAATATTGGCAGAGTATTGTCGTAAATTGTCTGCCGTTTGAGCTTCTTTAGTGCCCGCTTGTTTCATTATGAAATTAGAAATGTCATCTCCAATGCCTTGCACTTGTTTAGATTGTTTACCCACTCCTGTCAAGGCTGAAGGTATATTAAAGAACGAGTCAGATAATTTTGTAGTTATTCCAGGTTCTTTTAAATTACGTGCCATTATATTAGGAAACTGTTCTTTAGCTACCCCTAGTTTCTGAGCAGATTCCGCCCAGGTGGAAAGCTTTGTAGCTGCAGCAGGAAGTACATATGACAGTGGATTAGTTAAAGCTGCGCCTGCTGCTTCGCTGTTAACTAGCTGCCCGGGGTTTTCTGGGTCGTATCTTTGACTTTCCATCCCTGCTAACACACCTGCACCACCTGTTGCGGATACCCCATATTTACCTAGCGTCTTCAATCCAGTTGGAGCCACTTTGCCTACAAATGTAGCTGCCTTGCCTAAGGCTCCTAGTGCTCCTCCCGCTGGAAGTGTGGTCAACACCTCGCCAGCTATTTCACCCCCTTGAGGATAATATCCAGTGTATGTGTCTTTATTCTTTTGCTGTTCTGCTTCGACGTTTGCATCTGCTGCCTTAATGGCATCCTGCCATCTATCACCAAAAGGAAGTTTACTCAGCAGTGCAAACGTAAAATTAGTGACACCTCTATGAACCCCTGTGTTAATCATATCTAGTTTCTTAAAGAATCCAGGTTCCACTTTCACAGGAGCTACCTGGCTCTCTGATATAGCTGGACTCTGTTGTTGATAAGCTGCTATGTCTGCATTAATATCTTTAGATTGATACGCTGCAATGTCATCTTGTATTGCCATGATAGCTCCTTATACTAAAAACAAGTTAATGTATCTATCTAAAGTAGGGTCGCCCACAGAATACTTTGGAGCACCTTCTTGTGTGCCCATTTCCTGTGTCATTTGAGGAGGCATCTCCTGTGTCATTTGAGGAGGCATCTCCTGTGTCATTTGAGGAGGCATCTCCTGTGTCATTTGAGGAGGC